CCTTTTAGGACATCTGAGCCACTAGGGAATGACTCAGATGACATCTTTTAAGTTAGCTCTAAGGCGTTGAATCCTAATCCTAGCCCAAGCCAAATAGACCAGTAAATCATCAACCTCTTCTAAGCTTTCATCAAGAACCTTAGCCACAGATTTTTCTTCAATCTTCTGTTTCTTTCCAAGGTCATATTGTTTCTTACCAACACCAACAATTCTTGACTCAATTGAAGACAGCATGTGAACAATTGCTTTGGCTAACTCTTCACTAGTCATAGCACAGCCATATCTGACCAACACTTAGGGTCATGACGACCAATTAACAAACTAAGTGTCCCTGGCGCAGAAAATTGTCCTGACATATCAGTAAACCATTTGCTTCCACCATTAGTTGTGAAATCTGAATCAAGTGATGGGCATTGAAAACGAGTGAACACACCAAAGTCATCAACTTTCAAATGATGCTTATGTGCTGTGAACCAAACTGTAGGTTCAACTTTGTTATCACGAAGCAAACGCAAAGTCTGACCACGCAACCATTCAAACTCTTTACCAGTTATTTTGTGACCATGAGTGAACGCACATTCAACACCTGACAGATTAACTTGCATACTCATTTGGTCATGTGGAACATGCCAATCATCAATTAACCCATAACCTTGCATGATTCTTTGTAGCGCATCAGATAAGAAACCATCAGCATTATCAGAATCTGTTGTGATTTGTTTGCCACCTCTACGCTGCCACTCGCCATGATTTGACAACGTAGAGATGAATTTTCTTTTCTTTGCAAAGTCTGCAAGTGAAACAACACCTGTAGTCCACAAATCTAAAGCTGTTAAAAGTTGTTGGCGCTGTGTTCCTTGAACGCTGAACAATTGAGATGCGTAATGACCGTCACAAGATTCTGTAACATCCCCCATGTTTACAAACGCTATCTGTTCAATGTTTCGACCAAGTTTTTGTAAGTCTTGGATTCTTTTCGCTGTTGCATCAAAAGAAGCTAGAACACGTTCTGTTGAGGCTTTAATGCCACCTGCAGCAGATTTGTACAACTGCCAGTCAGCCCAAAGGACAACAAATGTTGATGGGAGTTCTTTGGATTTGTTTACTGTTTTTGTTGGTTTGAATTTTCTTATTGATTTTCTGATTTCATCAATATCAGCTTTAGTGACCCATGAGCCTTTTTTTCTTGTAAAGGTTGCTCGGTATGAATACAACCAAATTAAGTCCCTATCACCATTCTCAAGTCTTTTACTGGATTGCCATTTTGACATTCGTACTTTGTCATCAGCGACCTCAAAAACATCTGGGTCTAAACCAAAAGATAAAAGAATCGCTGTCCAATCAGAACCGAGAGGTTCAGTTAAAATACCAGTCCCAATCTCGCCACCATCTAAACCAATGGAAGCCCAAGGTTTCTCTGTCGTATCACTAGGAATATTTTTATATTTAGTTTCCTCAATGTTTTGTTCTTTAATAAAACTTTGTAAAGCCTCTTCAGCTTCAGTTCTTGAATCATAAGTGCCAAGAGTTGTCGCACCATGCTTTTTACCAATTCTCACTCTGTAGCGACCACTAGGTCTTTTCTCAACAGTTCCGTATTCTCTAACTGATTTCATTAATCCCTTTCATCATGTTCAGTCAAATCACAATAGCGTTTGAAGTTACAAATAAGGATTATTAAACCAGCGATTCCTAAAATTGTTAAAAGAAATATTTGAAAGATGAGCGCAGGAATCACCTTTTAGTACCAGCCTTTTCTGTCGTGAAAAGCTAAAGCCCTACAAGGATTCCCCTTGTATCTGGACTTTATGTAATCCATTCCCCAATTAACTTGGGTATATGGATTGGTTGAGAAATCAACCCCATGAGAAACCATTTTTCCAGCAGGTAATGCTTGAGGTATTCCATAAGCACCACTTGACGGATTTCTGGCTCTCCAAGGTTTTGTTTTCGTTTGCCAAGAACTTTCTCTTTGCCACAATTCATCAATACATTTCCATTGTGTTTCAGAATAATGACTCTTGACGTACTGCCTTACTGCTGTTATTTCCATCTTTGTATTTTGCTCAACATAAGTTGGCGCAAGCATTGCAAGGATAGTTTCTAACAATAGCTTCCTTAACTAGTTGGATGGCGTAGCCCAAGGGTCGTAGTCAGGGCCTTTTTTAGCTCTGACGAAATCATAAAATTCTGATTTCCCGACCTTGGAATTTTGCAAATCAGCGATTAAGTGTGAAATTTGATTTCGTGAAAAGTCATCAATTTTTGCAACTGAATATTTTTCACACGCCCACTTAGTCACCTCGTCTTTGTCAAACTCTAATGTGGAAGCCACATCTTTTAACATTGACTTTGCAAAACCTATTTGTTTATCTGTTGCACCAGCTCTTGATGCTGGACCTGAGTTAAAAATCATTGGTTTGACCAATTCAGGTTCTGTGTCACCTAAAGCCTTTTGCATCTCTTCTCTTGATGGTCTTGGCGCACCCTTTTTACTAAACACAAAATTGCTCAAGCCTCTTCCGATTGCAGAGGTTTCTGCTAGTTCTAGGCAATTCTTTGCAAAAGCCCCAGCAGTTTTAACATTCTCATCTGCTAAACCTGTGGCAACACATCTGTCACCAACCCAAATTTTTGCTTTAACAATATAATGACCGTCATTATGTGAAACCAGTTCAGTTTCAATACGACCATCCTCTAAATGGTCAGCCCAAAAAGATTTAATTCTGTCTTCAACTAATTCGTACGAACTTAAATCCCAAGCCATCAGAAGTCCTCTCCACAGATACAAACCCATTCATAGCACGACATGCACTTTTGTTCTTGCATATCTGCCTCGATTTGTAACCATTTGATTTTGTCTTTTAGGTCAAGTTTTGACCAGATGCTTTCATCAGTTATTTTTACCATAATCACCTTTCCTTGTATAACACAAGGTATAGGATGGGTCAGACAATTACAGGCTTTGTGGGGCTTTCAGCGTGTTTTCTAAGGTTTCAACCCTTTTACCTAGATGCTCAATTTTGCGTTCAACCCTAGCAACCCCTAAAGCTACATCTGTCAAACTGCGACCCCCATTTTGATTCTTTTGTATCTGGACTGTACGCGCATCAATGTAATTTGTAATAGGTCGCACAATTGCATATTTAGCAATAATAAAAACCACTCCACCAATAGCAGATAAAGCACCTGCGATTTGGCCACCCATAATAATTGCTTCAGTCATCAGAATCCCTTAAAGGCAAAGTTATCAACCATATTACTAGACCACCAATGATTAAATATCCTGTTACAACTTTTGCTGACCCATCTAAAGTAAAATAAGCAATACCAAGACCCACATAAGTCCAAACATCACCTGACATAGCAACAACATATTTTTTAACCCAATTCATTATTTCTTAAACTTTCTACTTGAAGATTGTGATACAGAAACAGAAGCCATTGAAGCTATCTGGGTAACAATGATTGCACCTACAACAACAGATTGTGATTCTTCACGTTGCTCTTGAGTCATATCAGAACCAACATTCAAAATCGCTTCAGTCGCTGCAAAGATTTGTTCAACCCCAGGTATTTCTGCAAGCGCAGTTGGTATTTGTAATTCTATAGTGTTTTCAGCAATGTAAAGTTCATCAATTTGCTCTTGTATTTGTTCTTCAAGTTCCTCTACACTTAACTCAGGTTCAATGATAGGAGTTTCAATTGTTTCTGGTTCAACTATTTGCTCAATTATCTCTGGTTCTAGCGTTGCTGTCTGTGTCGGCTCTGGCGTTGGTAATGTCTCTGGAGTTACCTGAACAGAAGAGGCTTCGTCATTTGAGTTATCTGTTATTGGTTCTTGGGTTGGTAATGGCGTTGGTTCTTGTGTTGGGGTTGGTGTAGGTGAAACTTCTGTTGGTTCGGGTGTTGCGCTGGGAGTTGGCTCACTTGTGGGAGTCGGCTCTATTGTCGGCTGTGGGGTTGTTGTTGGTGTTGGCGTGGCTGTTGGAATGGTTGTAACACCAGACCAAGTTAAAAGATAAGTTCCTGTTGGGAATTGTGTTTGATTGCTTGCCATCCAAGCAAAAGAAGTTGCACGAATAAAATAAAATCCTGTTTCAATAGGTGCTGTAATTATTGAAGCTAAAACATTTGTGCCAGAATGTGCGCCATCATCATCAGCGCGAAGTTTTGTTGCACCTTGCCAAAGTTCAATCCAAGAATCAATAAAACCAGGGTTAGTTTGTGGTGTGCCATTTGTTGTTTGTACAGTTAAAGTTGTTGGTTCAGTAGCCTCAATTGGAATATCAACGTATGGCACTTCAGGTGTCAAATTGATTTGTTGCTCGTCAGCAAAACTCGGTGACATAACAGAAGCCAAAAGAACAGCAAACAAAACTAAGCGCAGTTTTGTGCGCCTACCCAATTAGGCTTCCAATACAGCTTTAGGGTCTAAGTCTTTTCCTGCTGACCAACGAATGTTGTCACGCATTTCAAAATGTAAGTGTGGGCCTGAAGAATTACCAGTATTACCTGATTCGCCTATATGTTGCCCTTTTTTGATTTCATCTCCAGGTTTAACCAATGATTTTGATAAATGTGCGTAAATAACCCAAGCGTTTTGTCCCTCAAGTTTTTGTACGATTTGAGTTCCGTAGGATTTACCCCAATTAGCGTTAGAAACTTTTCCATCAGCAACAGCAATAATGTCAGTACCTGTAGGTACAGCAAAATCAACTCCTGTGTGATAACCTTTGGACCACATCTTTCCAAGTTTTTTGTAAGCAGTTGTAATCTTTCCGTCTTTAATAGGTAAACCCATTTATTTATTATCATCTTTCTTGTTGGCTTTTTTGAATATTGCATCAACTTCTTCTTGAGTTAATTTTCCGTCATCAAGAAACGCTTTCGCTAAATCTGTGATGATACGGCTAACTGCTAAAGCACCTGCAATGACAGCAGAGTTAATTGGTTCAACACCAATAAAAGAACCAGCACCGATTGCTGGTAAAGCTGTAACTAAAAATAAAGCAACGCTTCTTAAAATAACGTCTTTTGCAACTTTCAAATTCATAAAGAACCTTTCAAGGGTATTTGCGCAGGTTCTTGTTCTTATTCTATACCTGGAGTTTGCATTGAGTTAATAACTTGCTTAGCCACAGGAGAAGCCAACTCTGCATAAATTGCTGTCGTAGCAGGTGATGCGTGTCTCATAAGTTTTGACACAGCCAACAAATCACCATTAGAAACAGAATAAGCATTAGTTGCAAAATAATGTCTACCTGAGTGCAACTTTTTGTTTATCCCTAATCTTCTAAGCTCTTTACAAGCAGCAACTGATAAAGAATGAGGAAACATAGTCGGCCACAAACGACCCAAAGTGTTATACGACTTAATCATTTCGACAACCACAGGATGAGCTGGTAAAGCCAAATCTGTGCCACCTTTTCCAGCAGGTATACGAATCATGTACCCATCCTGTAATTCTTCTAAATCTGCGCCCTTTACAAGGCTTATTTCGGCTGCTCTGAGGCCAGCAAAGCAAGACAGGATAAACCAATGCTTCTGTGGTTCTTTAGCTTCTTTCATAATCAAAGCAACCTCGTTATGGGTGAAAGGTCTTGGCATTGATTTTGGTTTACGAATCCTTGGAAGTTTTTCTGCTGGAGATTCTCGCTCAGGGATAAGTTTTAAGTACAGCAAATGACGATAAATCATTTTGTATCTATTGACATTGGTTTTTTTGGTTGATAGCCCTGGGGACTTCATTACAGCTCTTTCAAGGTCTTCTGTTGTTGCAAATTCTGGATGAGAAATGTCATTTAAGCGCAGGATTAAATGTTTATCAGTCAGCCATAGTTGTTTCTTGTGACCTAAAACTTGAAATCTTTTGTAGTAAGCATCCAAGATTTCATTGATTGTGAAACGTGGTGACTGATTTTCCATTAGTTACTTTTCTTTAATTTTTTCTCTAATTTAGAGACTTGCTTTTTTGATTTCTTTATTTCTTTTCTTATTTTATCTTTAGTTGAGAGGTCAGGCACAGGACAAGGAACTAGCTCAACAATTGTTGTTGTTCCACCACTTACAGTTCTTTCAACTGTTCTTTCAATCACAACTGGTGCTGGGGTTACTGTCACAGTTGGTGTTGGTGTTGGTGCTGGCGTGTATGTGCCGTTAAGCCACGCTGTCCAATCATCTCCACCTGCCATTTGTAGATTCCAGGCTTGTTGTGTCCAGCAGGTTGTTATGTAGCCACCACCCATTACACCCTCACCTGTTTTGATTGGGTATTGTGCAGGGCAGGTTATGTCGCGTGTTTCGCGATAACTTCCTGGGTATGGTTCTGTGAATGCGATTGCTGGTGTTGCGATTAGTGCGCAAGTGATTGTTATTGCAGTTATTTTGAAACGCATTTTGTCTCCTGCGTTGTTTGAGCGCAGGGACTTAACTTGCTTAAATGTAATTTAGCATCAATTTAATTAGGATTAGTGCAGTAGCCAGTCAATCAGTTAATGATGTTTTTAGTGCAACTTATAGATATTACAAAATAATTGTTGATTTAACTGCGTACACAGCAGATTTTGATTTAAGATTAAGATACAGAGTTGGTGGAACTGATACTTCTTCAAATAGTTATTATCAAGGTGGACCTATAACTAACATATCAGGAGTTCTTTCAAACATTTCACAAAATGGAATTAGTGGAAACATTGTTGCTGGTGGAGATTCTGCCTTTAGTGGTCATTATCCTTACGCTGATTTAACAATTTATAGACCTTTTGAAACTGTTATAACTGGTGTGACTGGTAATTTAAGTTATGTAACTTCAACTGGTACTTTTTTTGGTGGAAGTTTTAGTGGTTTCTTAGACAACTCAACTTCATATACAGGATTTAGCCTCGTACCAACAGCGGGAAATATTACTGGCTCAGTTCAAACTTACGGCTTTAACCAATAGGAGTATGACAATGGCAACTGAAAAAATTATTGTTGGTATAGATGACCAAACTGTTGAATTAACTGGTGCAGATAAAGAAGCATTTGTTGCACAACGCGAAGCAGACCAAGAAGCACAACGCCTACTCGAAGCCGAGTATGAGGCAAAGAAGCAACTAAGAATAGATGCGATTACCAAACTAGGTGCAGCATCTGGTCTATCTGAAGCAGAAATTAACTCAATACTAAATATTTAAGATTGATTCTATTTCTTCTGTTGTTAATCCTGAAGCCTGACCTAATTTAGTTATTGCATCAATACGCGCTTGTTTCTTGGCTTGTGCTTCGCTTTCAAGTAGTTGTATTTCTGCTCTATCTTTTAATAATGCTTCTTTGTCAGCACCACTTAATTCAATAACTTGGTCATCAATACCGACCATTATTTTAGTTGTTGTAGCCATAAATCCTCACAGTTCCAGTTAAAGTTCCTGCTGATGAAAAAATAGTAAAACCAGTATAAGAAGTTGTATTATTTACCAATCCACCACCAGCAAACATTGAAGCGTCGTGCGCACAAGCATATAAACCTAAAGTATTTTTTGTTGCTTGAGGATTTGCAATATCAAGAAATGTTGCAAAACTTAATCCATTTGAATAACCAATTACCCAAGCCGTTGCTGTGCCACTTCCGTCACCAGTAATTGTATTGTTATAGGCATTTATATAATGACCATATCTGTATGTGCTAGTTGTCAAATCGCTACCTGACACTCTAACTCTAAAACTCATAGAAGCAGCAGTTGAAACTGAGCAATCAAATACAATTCGGTAATTGCTATATGTAGAACTGAAAACATCATTGATTGATTGACTTGCTACTGCACTAAAACTAGTTGTATTTATTAAGGTTAAACCTTGGTTAGAAGAACCAACTTGAACCCAATTTGTGCCATTGTATGATTCAACCTTGTCAGTATCAGTTAAATAAGAAACCATTCCCTCTTCAAAATTTGCTGTACCAATAGCAGATGAACGAGCAGCAGAACCACCAAAAACCATAACGCTTTGGTCCATTAAATAATTTTGCACATTTGAAGCTGTAAGAACTTCACCTGCTGTGAACGTTCTAAAACCTGAACCCACTACGACTCCTTAAAAACCTAAACGATTTGTGTCTAGGATACCAAACTCTAAGTCATCCAAAACCAAACTTGCATAATCTAAGGTTTGGAAACCAAAAGTAATCCTGTGAGACATTGGAAGCATCTCATGGTCAATCTTAATAATAGTTGCATATTTGTCTATCTGCGACCCAACATTGTTAGGGGTGAACTTAATACGCGCTGTTTCCCCAATTTCAAGACCTAACACACTTGCTTGGTCAGTTGGTGATAAAGCCTCAAGTTGGACTGTAAGACTTTCAAAACGGTACTCAGGCTCAGAATATTGACCAAGAAGATAATTAGCCAACTCAAGGGCATCAGCATCAGTATTCATCAAAAGACCAGACTCTATAAGAGCTTGTTGTCCATAAGAATTAATAGAATCATTATCTTGAACAATGGCTGTACCACCATTCTCTCTTTCAATTTGAATATAGTTATACAAAAGTTCTGAACCGTAAACAACTTGCACATCACTAAATTCAACACCTGTGCCATCATCAGAGAAAGTTACAAGACCAGCAGAAACAGGTGCAACACTTCTGTCTTTGAAAACAATAAAACCATCAGCCCCCATAAAAATAGAACCTGGTTCAGTACTTGTAACAATTTGCAAATATTCCAAAACGTTTGTGCCGTCTGCAATAACATCAGCTTGTAATGTTGTTGCACCAGTATCAATATCTCTTAAAGATGCTGGCCAATTAACTTCACTTCTATCTAAGATTGAGTTTATTCTTGCACCAGTTTTTTGTGAAGTTTCCGTACCAGCAGTTAAAGCTCTTTGTGCAAGCAATGTAAAACCATCAACACAATCAGCACCAGCCAAAGATAAACCTGAAATATCGTAGTTAAGATTCCAGTCATCAACAACACCGTAAAAGACTGCTGAACCACCTGTCTCAACTTTGATTGTTCTTTTAGGAA